GAATCCATCGGTACGAAGCGGTTTAATAGGTTTGGCTTCTACCCTCTTTGAAATGAATTCCACCCCCCTAACACCTCTGTCAATAAATTCTTTCCTTATATCTTCCTTGTGCTTCTCATCGTAGTTGATAACACGAACAAAGTTCCCTTCGATTGTTTCCTGTATGTGTCTCCCCTCACGTTGTGCGTTGGTCATGTTGTATGTCACAAACCTAGGTGACTTTAGCGTAATAAATTCTATTTGTCCAGTGCTCGTGTCAACAATGAGAACGCCCTTTGGCTCCCCTTCATCTGCCCATGTAAACTGCATCGGAGCACCGATGACCGTGGCTTTATCTGATACCCGCTTGTGGGTATGATAGTGACCTGCGTACACATGGTCAACATGCTGTGGTATCATATCAAGACTGAAGTTCTCATCAATCAGGAACCCGGATCCCATAGGGACACCAGAGATCCCCTGATGCATGAAGCATATACCACGTGAGTTTTTAAAGAACATCTCAAGGTCTTTCTTTCTCTCTGTATAAGAAAGGAAACTGAATTCCCCATCATGCATCCACGTATCAACGACATGACCATACTCATTGAGCCAATGAAGCGAATGAGTAGCCTTAGTTTTATCAGCCGTGTCATGATTACCTACTAACATAATAAGAGATTGATGGTTCTCAGGAAGAAAATACTTTATAGATGATATTCCATAATAGGCAACTTTAAGCACAGCAGCATCAAGTTTACCGTGCGTATGAAACATATCTCCTGCAAACACAACCTTGTCAACCGCTTCATCCGAACAAAGAATACTAATTTGAGATAACACGTTCCTTTGATCTTGAAGCCGTGAATTCATACCGTACTTATCGACACTAGAACCGTAGCTCCAGTTGTGTAGGTGTAGATCACTAAATACTAAAACCCTCAAGTTGTATTCTCCTTTACCCATTCTTTTCTAGATATCTCGTATACTTTAGAAGCTTCTTCTGGTGTGTCAAAAGTTCCTAAATAAATATACTTTTTTCCTTTATGTATTTCAACCTGATACTTACGACCATGAAGATAAACACCTTTTGGAAGATCATCTTTTCTCTTAGGTGGGCGTCTATTATCATTACTTACAAAAATATTTACCCACCTACAATTTTCAGAAGAATATCCTCTGTATTTTTTATCGTTGTCTTTTCTATCTAACATTGATTCAGAAATATAAGTTTTTTCTGCCCATTCACAAAATATTTTAAGTCCTTCTTCTCCTAACCACTCTGAAGCGATCTGAATTCCTCTTCCACCATAATCAGAATAATCTTTGTGTTTTGGATCTGTACATCGACTTATTATATCTATCCAGCGTTTATAATGATAATATCTAGAATGATGAGTATTACTATAACCGTGTTTAAATTTACTCATCGTATTGGTTGACCCCAGGGATTTATACGCCCCTCTTTCATACACCAAGTGATAAACGTAGTGTATGCTTTGTCTATGCCACCCATGTCAAAAACTATTTGATTCCAGTCTCTACTTGGAAATGATACGTCTCCAAATTTATAGTCTTTTGATCCAGATTTATGATCTATCCATCCTGACGTACACCCTGCTTTTAGTAAACTAGTTTGTGTGTCAAAACCAACGGTGTTAAGCAGAAGTGTTTCCTTAACCTCAGGATAGTCAAGGCGTGAGCCCTTTAACTTTTCAACTCTGATCTTTATCTTCTGTCCTAATCGTCTGTCTTTGTCTTCTTCATCTTTAAGCCACCCACTATGTTTCATAGCACACCTGACAGTAGCGGCTAGCTTGATAGCGTGGCCTCCTGATGAATCACTCTGTTTTGCCCACTTAGTGAGTGCAACTAATGAGGTTTCGTGGTTTACCATGAATAGGTTAGTATTGGTCTCTGCTACATCTGGACCTATACGCCGCATACCACCACGAATAGTCCGAGCATCTTGTCCTACCCTTTCCTCTTCACCGATGGTCTTTTTCAGCATCACCTCAGTAGCTACACCTGTAATAGAATCAATGACAATAACAAAAGGTTTACCGTCGTAATCATCCTTGCGGGCGGCGAGAATGTTCTGAACTAATCTGAATGCCGCATCAATTGAATCTGCATCCCCGATGCCAAAATTGACATCAACATTCACGCCGCATTGAGCAGCCCTATCCTCATCAAATGATTTTTCTGTATCAATAAACCAAGCACCACCACCTGCTTTTTGCGCTTGAGCTATAGCATGGTAGGCCATCGTTGTCTTCCCAGAATGTTCAAATCCATACAATTCTACACACCTACCAGCGGGCCAACCGGGTCTTCCCATGTTTAAATCTAGCTCTGGAATCCCAGTAAGCACACCCCAAGGTATGTGACTCTTGATGGTGATGTCACCGGCCTTATGTACCGAAGCCAATGGATCCTTAGCTGTACTCTTGGCAACTGCTTTGAAGATGGTATCGAAGCTACTCATAATCCTAAATCTATCACTTCATCTGCTTCAGTTATGCAGTCATCACAAACTAAACCCGTCTCAGCTTTAGAACACATACAACAAAAGAGTTTACGGTTCCTATAAACCTCAACAAAAGATTTATTCCTCCATGTTCTACGTAGATCTTCACGCTGTCGAGCCCAGTCTGATGCTATACGATACTCAGGACAAGGCCATTCAGAACCTTCATCACAGATATCTGTCTCTTCTTTATGCCTATCAAGCATCTCTTTTACGAGTACAGCTATGTCTTCCATTTATTTATAAGTATCCCAAAGTGTAAGCATAAGTACCATTCCAATACAAAAACCGATAAGCATTCCTACAACTACATCCATTTATAACTTTCTCCAAAATATAATACAAAGTATAAGTCCTACACCTGCACCAATAAGGAAACTGTCTAAAATGAAACTGAATGTTATAGGACCTTCAAACATCAGAATGCTTCCTCGTCCCCTTCGTCCTGAGAAAGTGCATCTGCCAACTCATCATAATCCTTAGCAGGATACACTGTAGTCAAGTCATGCGGTACTCCAATTTCAAGTCCCGCAGCCTCTAGCTTCTCAAGGATGTTACTCCGCTTAGGCACCGGCATTACCACATACTCAGTACCGAACCGACCCTTACCCTTGCGCTCAATGCGGAAGTCCAATCCAGAAGTGAGGTTGGAGAGGTCTCCCCAATCACCAGCCGGATCGTTGTCGAAATCCATCAATTGCTTGAACACCTTGACACCCGACTTAATAATGAGAATACCATCCTTGAGTGTCTTAGCATCAGGCGACGAATAAACATACGCATTATACATGAAGGCTTGCTTAGCATTGAATCGCTTTGCTTCTTTGATACTATCTTCAGTCTTCTCTGCATACAACTCCCTACCTCTTTCACAGATAGGACAGTCCGTAGCACTAGACTGAGGACAGGTGAACGTTCTAAACTTACCTTCAATACGAAGACCGTGTTCCTTTAACTTACGGAACCAAGAAGGTGCATTCTCATGAGGAGGGAGGAATCGCGCATGCGTAATCCCAGACTTAAAAAATACAACATCATCACGACCTCCGCCTCCTTCTTTCTTTGCCTCTGCATACGCTTCACGCATGAAGTCCGGATCTGTCTCTCCAAATCCAGCCGGCAATCCATTTCCATCTACCATTGTTTTCCCCTTTACAGTATCGCTACACGAGCGAATTGGTTAGTCGTTCAGTGGGCTACTTTGAACCCGTATTTCTTCCTTCAGTTTATAGCATATTGCAATAGAAAGGGAAGCCTTCTCCCGCAACGCACGATAAAATCCATCCATCATTCTATACTGCCGTTCTGCCTCGTAGTACGCTTCTCTTGCTTTAATAACGCGGCTAGTTACTAACACCTGTTCCTTAATTCCAGCCTCAGTAACTTTCTCTCCAGTATCTTTCGATGTCTTTCTAACACCTTGTGATTCGTCTGCCTCTGCTACCTCCATCTGATTCTTTTTACGTGAAGCTTTAGCCTGACATTCAGCAGCTATCTCAGCGTAGAAAGCAATTGCTCTAGGCAACCCACACATATCACCATCAAGAGTTTCCTCACTGAGAGCCATGTCTTTATCTACATCCAGTGTGATCTCTTGAGGTATCCATTCACCATCATCAAGGTATTCGATTTCAACTTTTGTCATACCCCATCTCCTGTTACTGTGCTTTGATCATCAAACGTCTGCTGTAACGCACCACACTTTTTACACTGCGGTCCTAAAGTTGACTGTCCTGGCTCCGACCATACATGCTCACACGGTAGCACTTCTTGTTGTGGAGTGCTAATGGTGACGTTACCTCCTAGATTAATAAGTCCACACTTAGAACACTTATGACCTGGACCTGCCCAATCATGGATACACGATATGTTAAAATTTATCTTAACTGAACACCTACACTCTTTAATAAACGGAGCGTACACGGTCTCACATTTAGGGCAGACCCATCCTTCCATTTGAGTCATTGTTTCTCCTTTTTTCTAAAACCATAATAAAATGTTCCACGTCGTATTGATTCAGCAACATTATTTTTATGTGTATCCCATTTAAGATTTTCCAATCTGTTATTTGTTGGATCAGAATCAATATGATATGTTTCCATACCATCAGGACATTTTCCAACGAAAGCTTCTAATACTAATTTATGTATTTTATAAGTAATACCTATATTAGTTTTCCATAATTGTGTTTGTTTATATCCGTTACGTCTGCTAAGATTTTGTTTTAATATACGCTCTCCTGCAAACCTACGTTTAAGACTTTTAACTTTACCGCATGAAGAAACTTCATACAAGCCTTCATAACCAACTACTGATTTCCATTTTTCAATCATGCTGCATTCAACTCCGCTTCAGACCAACTATTACCTACACCAATTTTCATATTAAACTGAAAGTCATCAAGTTGTGGAACCTTGCGACTTGCTATCTCTTTCAGTTTAGGAACGAACCATTCTACATGCTCTTCCCTGCATTCCCAAGCACCAGAGTCGTGGACCGTTATAATAAGGAAGATTTCATCTTCTGTCAAGTCGTCGGAATTAATAAGCTCAATTAGATGCTCATCCACTGCGTTGAGGGTCCGAACAGTGACTGAGTTGGCTGGTGATTGTATGCTCCCATTGACAGCTTGGCGCTCAGCTTCCTTCCTCATCCACTCATTACCTGAGGAGAGAGTCCCTCCCATGTGTTTCTCCCTCCCGAAGCGGGTAACGTATGTGCCCTGGTTACAAGCGATCTCAGATACAGTGTCCTGAAAGTATTGAGCAGCGGCTGGGAAGCGAGCGTCTAGTGCTTCAAATCCTCTATAAATCATGGCTTGTGTGAGAGGCATCTCTTTACCCTCTAAGTCTTTATATGACAGCTTAAGTAAAGCGTATCCATCCTGTGATCCATACACCCTACCAAAGTTGACGTTCTTCCCGATAGATCTATTAGATTCACTTACTTGATCCATAGGTATCTCAAGGAAGGCTGCGGCTGTAGCTAGATGGATGTCTTCTCCGGACCTAAAGACCTCAAGCATTTCTTTGTCACCGGATTGAATGGCTAGGGTGACTAGCTCAATCTGGCTGTAGTCACCGTAGACCATCTTATATCCACAGTCTACAATAAACATGTCTCGTAGGTTACCCAGTCCCTTTTTAATTCTTTCCTCATCAAGACGAGGGATCTGATGGAGGAAGGGAGCGGACACACGACCATTCACTGTGCCGTGAATCATCACACCTATCCTAGCTCTACCATCACCGTTAGCCAGTGTCTTAGCGTTGTGCATATACGTTCCTGTGAGTTTTGTAAGTGTGCGGAATCGCATGACGTCTTCCACAACAGGGAACTTTGGAGCCAGTGCTAACAGCTTCGTTTTACTTGTACTATACCCTCTCTCTTTCCTCTTATCCTCAATGTCTTGCCAGAACCCAGCGTTGTATATGGCTACGGATACGTCCTTGCTAGAACTAGGATTGAACTCAGGCCACGTTGATTTCTTGATCTTAATCAAAAGCTTCTCGCTTTCATCTTCGAACTCTTTAGTGAGCCTATCAATGACATCACCATCAAGACGTGCCCCGTACCACTCAGCCTTACACAGCGTGCGGATGAAAGGGTGTACCTCATCCTGATACAGCTGCCAGATATTAGGCTTGGCTTTCATGCGAGGGAAGTACGTCATCATCAGCCGGTATGTATTTTCTACGTCCTTGGCTGTGTAAGGCCACATCAATTCATCAGGTACCCAGTCGTATGTATGCTTCAGTACCTTCCCCGTTCCGGTGATCTTATGTAGCTCCTTGCTGTAATCTCCTGAGTCTAGCTCTAGATCTGCCAATGCATCAACATGGTATCAAACAAGAATCCCTTTATGATGAGATCTAGGTGCTTTCTGACAACGCACATGTCATACTTGATGTTGTGTGCAATTTGAGGGATTGAAGAGTCTTCGAAGATCAACTTCAACTTCTTTCTAATCTTATCAAGGTAACCGTTGGGCCAAAAAAGCTTAAGCTTCCAGTCCTCACCATCAGGATCATGCTGATAAATAGGAAGCACAGCAGTGGTCACT